CTGACCGTGCCGGCGCCCTCGCCCACGATCACGGTGCCGTTGGTGTTGACCGTGATCTCGGTGGTGATGTTCTCGAGATGCCCCTGGGCCACCACCAGCAGCCCTGCCGCAGTGGCGGTGTCAACCGCGTACTTGAGCGTGGCGTATGGCTTGCCCCGCGACAGGCCGTACCCGGCGGCGTCGGATCCGGTGACACTGTTGACGTAACTGGGCTGCGCCGAACTGCCACCGATGAACAGACCCTTGCCGCTGATGATGGGGTGCCCCTGCAGGCCGAGGCCGTCTGGGAACACCTGATAGTTCGTAACGACACCGGGGGAGAAGTAGGCATCGGAGGTCAACTCGCACTGGATGACCGAGGTTGTCACCACCGCGGGCGCGATCCCCACCGGGCCGGAAGCCGTGAGTGACCACCCGAAGACCATGGTGTTGGCGTTCTGCCAGCCGTAGACGCCACCCGTGAACTTGGTGCCGCGCACGTTCCTGGCGCCCTTGAGCGCCTGAAGGGGGCGGTTGTCGTAACTGGTGCCGGCGGCGATGAACTCGCAGTTGTCCACGAAACTAGCCGTGGTGTTCATGTTCAGCTTGACGCCGGTGTCGAGGTCGCCAGAGGTGAACTCGCAGTAGTTGAACCGCGTACCCTGCGCACCGGCCACCTTGGCCTCGATGCAGTCGGCGGCGTTGGGGCCATTGGTGGTCTCGCCCACCCGGATGCCGTGGAAGTGGACGGGGGCCGAGATCGAGAACATCTCGGTCGCGATCAACTGATTGGGGATAAAGAGGGGTCGCTCGCTGCCTCTGCCCTCGCCGATCACGTAGTGCCGGATTGCCAGCGACAGGACGCCGGTGATTTCCTCGACGTGGTTCTTGAGGATAACCACCACGTCGCCCGCCGTGATGACCGTCTTGGCCTTGGCGTAGGTCGCGAAGGGGTCGTCGCGCGTCCCCGCGTTGGCGTTGTTGCCGGTGACCGAGTTAACGAAGTAGACGTTCATTCCGGCGTCAGCCGACAGGTAGATGTCCTTCGCGGTGGCCAGGGGCGCGTCGCCCGAGGTGCCACCGAAGCCGTCAGACCAGTGTTGTAACCCAGCCATCAGGCAGCCCTCAGGGTCGAAGGTTCACGCCGCACGCTGTGGCTGATGCCGCAGTACCGCTTGCAGGATCGCATGTCGTCACGCCAGGTGGCGTCCTGCCAGAGGGCAGTGAGATCTCCCGGCTCCTTGATGGCCTTGCCCGGGAAGGCCCCGTGGAAGCACAGGCGACCAACGCCCAAGGTGTTGATCATGATGTTGCGGTCAGCGGAGTTGCAGATGTTCTCCCGGGTGCGGTTCTTGGTGCCCCAGCCCTGGTGCTGGTTGCCGTTCTCCACAATCGACTCACAGTACATCCGCACCGCATCCAGCCACTTGGGGTTGCGCTTGATCCCGTAGGTGCCGTCCACCTCGGTGATGACGTTCATGAGGCCTTCGGGATCCCGGATGTGGAACTCATCGAAGTACTCGTCCTGCCGGCGCTTGCCGAAGGCAGGCTGCACGATGTTCAGCTTCAGCTTGTCCACCCCGATCTCCTTGAGACACAGGTGGAACAACTCGGGCAACTCCCGGTAGTTCTGCTCGGATACGATGACCATGGCGTAGATGCTGTTGATCGCCCGGGCCTCGAGTCGCGTCTGCACAAGTGTCCGCAGGGCGTCGGTCGCCATCGCCCATGAGCCCTTCTGGCCGCGCCACTCGTCATGCTTGGCTGGGTCGTGGGAGTCCAGGGACACGGTGATCTCCCGCGGCCCCTCGGCCAGCAGCCTGCGCGCCGAGGTGGGGTGGACCTTCGTGCCATTCACCACAGACCGGCCGATGAGACCAAGGCTCTTGGCGGTGCGGTGTAGGTGAAAGAAGTCCTCGATGTCCAGCATTGGTTCGCCGCCGCAGGTAACGAAGTATCGCCCGCCAATGTTGGCGAACTCCCGGAGGATCATCTCACGGTCGGCCATGGTGTACACCGTCCGGTCCTGGTACTTCCAGAAGTCGCACGACTGGCACGCCAGGTTGCACCGGCGATTCAACTCGAGGAAGAGGTGGGTGGGATTCATGACAGGTACTCACACCCGTGGCTGGTCGGCTCTTGGGAGAACAGTTTACGGTAGTGGCGCCCCGACAGGGTGTTGCCACCGTGATAGAGCTTGAGGTACAGGTCGGGATCGTGGTGGGTCCTGATCACCCGCTCTTGCCTGAGTTGCTTGACGAGGTGCCAGTCCTCATGGGTTTCGATGTGGGGGTAGGGCGGCAGCGCATCCTTGCGCGCCATCATGGTGCATTCCCACAGCCGCTTCATGCTGGGCCCTTGGAAGCCACACTGGCAGTGCAGCGTCACCTGATCGAGAAGACACACGTCGGCGTCAGCCATGGTCTGGAGTTGGTCGGCCAGGCGGTCGGGGTGGTGGCGATCGTCGTCGTCCCAGACGCAGATGATGTCGCCCTTCGCCCGCTCCACACCGCGGTTCCGCAGCTCGCCCAAGGTGGTGCCGTCGTTCTCGTCTTCCACGATGACCAACTCCCGGCGCGGGTAGGACTGGCCATAGAAGTCGGACACCGCCTTCCGCTGGTAGTCGAGTCTGGATGGCTGCGTGATCATGATGCAGGAGATCATCTTCGCCACCCTCCCCCGCGGGACCATGGGCTGCCGTGGTCGATCCACATCTGACTCGGGGGCCGCTGGCGGGTGTAGGCCTTGGCCACCTTCATCGCCCGCTCGGCCTCGGCCCTCAGATACCCACACCGCTCGTTGGGAACCGACGATGCGATGGCGATGTCGTGGGCCAACTGGAAGGTGATGTACCGCGACCAGTACCGTTCGAGGTCCAGGGTCTTCGAGGTGTCGTTGACGTCTGCCAGAAGTCGGCGACGCTGGAACGTGATCTTGCCGGCCTCATCAGGGGTGGGCCACAGGTACACGCTGATCACCCCCTGGCGCTCTGTGTAGAACGTGTAGGGGCGCCCCTGCGCAGTCTTGCTCGAGAGGCGCTGGTACTCCTCCCGCAAGATTGGCTTGACCAGGGTCTGGGCACCACCGGCCGCCGGCGTGTACATCCCGGTCCCGATGACATCGAGGGTGGTGTTTGGCAGGGCGTACTTGGCGATGCCTGCCACCAGCGGGGTCAGGTCGTAGAACTCCACGTCCCGGGTGAAGATGCCCTCGACCTGCAGGGCGTCGATGATCATCTCCAGGAAGTCAGCTCCCAGTCTGCGCCGCGCAGTCCCCTGCGGCGTGGTGTCCATGATCTGCTGGGCGTCCATCTGACCAGCCAGGTTGTAGGCCCGGCGGATGGTGGTCTCGATGTCGAACTCGAGGGTGGAGGTGGGGCTGACTGTCATGAGTCCTTACCCCTTCCCGAGACCTGGGTGGTGATGGGCTCGGTCTGCCTTTGCGCATGCTGGGCGTTCAGCCGATCGAGGGTCAACCCCACGCGCCCCTGCGCATCGTTCAGCGTTCCCTGCCCAAAGCACAGCAGTGTCCCGTCCTCCATCCGGCGCAACTGGCCGCTGTGGAACAGGTTATCGCACACGTCGCACTTGGCGGTGAATACACCGCGCCTGCGGAACCGCTGCGGGATATGTCGTCCTACTGTCTTCATTCCAAAAGGCCCCCGGTTTGTTCTGGGGGATCTTCTGGAGCGAGAATGTAGAAGAACCCCAGCCCGGGGGTTAACCCTAAGTTGACACGACGGTCTTCCGAGCGCCGGTCTCGGCCAGCAGGTTGGCGGTGGTACATTCACCGTCGAACTGCCAGCTTGCCGGGGTTGACCAGCCGGCCAACGTGGCGTCATCAAGGATGCCGAAGAAGGTCCGACGGCAGATCCCCGAAGAGGCGGCGACGCCCGTGACCGCGTTGACCGACAGAGCCTTGCGGTTGGCGAACGAGCAGTTGTCGATGTAGCCGCCCACAGCCGCGGTGGCGATGAGGCGCAGGACGCCGACCGTGGTGGTGTCGGTGGTGGCGTGGATGATGGAGTTGACGATGGCGAACTCATCGGCGCCGGCGATCTCGATGATGGTCTCGGGGCATTCCGCCGTGGAATTTCCAAAGAGGCGCAGGCCGCCGAGGCGCAGGCGCTTGGCCGCATCCGAGGCGGTGATGGCCTTGGAGACGAGTTGGTCAGCATCGACGCCCACGTTGCCGAAGAGGTCGAACAGACCGACGCCCGGGGCGGTGATCTTGATGGCCTCGGTGACCGTCAGGGCGGTGGTGCCCGTGATCGATCCGGCGAACTCCCAGCGTCCACCGTGGATCTCGAAGGACGCCTGATCGACCAGGATCTGGCCGGCGGCGGCCGTCCATGTGAACTTGGGCGCGTCGTCGCCGTCGCCCACGCAGATGACCTTGACGCCTGCCTTGATGTTCGACCACTGGTCCGCAGTCGAGATGTCCTCGGTGTACCCGGGCATCACGTACACCCGGTCGCCCCGGTTGGCGCGGCACAGGTTGAGAGCCGCGTTCACCGTCGAACGCGTGTCCGCGTTCATCTGCGTGTCGCTGGCGCCGCCGTCAACGGTGATTCCGTCTTCGTTGACGTAGTACGCACGCGAACCAACGGGCATCCACTGGCCGAAGATGGTCCGAATGCCGGCGGCGCTGGTGTACAGCGGCGGCAACGGGTTCAGGAAGCTGTCGGACATGGTGGGGCTCCTTTACGCTTGGACGCCGTAGGCGCCCCGGGCGTCGGACCAGCCACGGGCCCAACGGGCACGCTGGCTGTGGTTCATGATGGTTGGATCGTTGTCAGCCCACGTCGCCGACATGGGACGCTTGCGCCAACGGAAGTTGGGCACGTAGTCACAGTCGGTGATGTACATGTAGTTCGTGGTGGTGTTGTTCCAGTACTTGTTTGGCACAAGTTTCAGGTTCAGACGGTTGACCACGTTGATCTCGTTGAACTGACCGGCCTCGGGGGCCTTCTCCGACAGGACCAGTCCGTCCCACACGGCCCACTGATCCAGAGGGAAGTGAACGGTCTTCAACTCGTAGCCCTCGGTGATGCCGTCCAGGCCGGGCAGCTTCCCGACTGCGGTGCGGTGCTGGATGACAGCCGAGCGGCTCGGCGACATCGGGGTGCCCTGCAGGTTGGAGAAACTCCCACCCAGAGGCATCGTGTGGCTGGCCGAGAACAACGGCACACCGTCGCCACCGACGAAGTTGGTGTCCCAACCGCGCACGGCGATGTTGGTCGCGTCGATGTCCGCGGTCTTCCACATTGCCCGCTTGAGTTGGCGAGCGGCGTCGATGACCTTGGGGTACTTGTTGTCCTCCATCGCCTCCTGGGTGACGATGATCTTGAGCGCGAAGGTGCGGGCCAGGTAGCGCGTGAGGAACCCTTCCTTGCGGGTTCCGACGGCCATGGCAGCGCCTTCGGTCTTCTCGGAAGCCAACCCGGGGCCGCCTGCTTGCAGGTCGTCCTCGTAGTTGTCCTCCATGTCTTTGATCTCCAACCACTTGGTGAAGATGGCCCGGGCTTCCACGCCATCCGTGCTGTCGGTGACGATCTCTTCGAGCGTCTCCTTGAGTGCGTTGGCGATTGACGATGTTGATACGGTTGCCATTTCCTGGTTCCTCCGTTACACGCCGACGATTGTGGTCGCGGCCTGGGCCGGGCTCTGGGTCTTGTTGAAACGGATCAGGTACTTGACGTACAAGCCCGCGAAATCTTGGTTTTCCACCGTGGGAGAAACCTTCTCCAAACGCACGGTCAGGCCAGCGGTGACCGCATGGCTTGAGATGTCCAGGAACGGATCGGCAGTCGGCTTGCTCGAGTCCGTGTTGTCGCCCGGGATGACGACGTTGGCGTTCTCGCCCTCGAAGGCCTCGTAGGCACCCTCGGTCGTCGCCGTCACCTTGTCGTCGCAGTCCATCTCCCAGAATTGGCTGATGTCCACCGGGACCACCATCGCCACGCTCTTGCGCTCGCGGATGGTGCCCCAGGCGGTTGCGCCAGGCAGCCGGGAGGTGGGCTTCAGGAACTCACCGGTCCAGTACGGGCCGAAGGCAACGATGATGCCGAAGACATCATTCGTGGTCAGCGCCAGTGCGACCGTGCCCGTGGACACCAGCTTCACAGGGTCGCCGATGTTCAGATCGACGTTGAAGCCGGCACCGTCGTTGGTGGCTTGGTAGCCGGTGGCGATGGTCTTGGGGATGGGATTGGGTGTGTCGCGACCGTTGGCGGCGCGGTTCCAGCGAATCCCGTAGCGATGAATGTTGTCTGCCATGGTCCTCTCCTACAGGTCGAACTCGGGGACTTCCCGTTCGATCTCGTTGACGGTGCGGATGAAACGACCCTGGCCCCGCATGGGGTCAAAGTCGCCTCCCTTGTCGAGGATTGCCTCCTCGAGCTTGTCGAAATACTTGAGACCGCGGTCTTCGCCATCCGGCGAGCCGTGGTACTGGTGGTCTTTCCACGTCTGAAGGTCGAGGCTCATCAGGACATGGCCGCGCCGCATGATGGGCTCGCCGTCTTTGATTGACATGCCACTGCCCACGATCGGGCCGTCCTGGCGCTTCATCTCGACCACCCAGCCGTTCTCCAGCCGGCGCTCGTAGCCGTCCGTGTCCTGCATGTACTGCAGCATGTAGCGGCGCTTGGGATCAGCGTTGCGTACTTCAGCCGACTTGACGGTAGTCTGCTCGGTTGGGCGCGGGCTTGGGTCCATGCGACCCGACGTTCCCTTTTGCGCTTGTCCCGTAGCTTTTGGCTGAATCATCCGGCAACTCTCCCAGTGGCGTCGATCTGCGGCCGACGTGCCACCCCGGGATCTGGCAAGAGGGCGGGGTGTCCCATCTTGCCGTCTGGCGCTCTGGTGTACAGCCACCTCGGCACCGTTACCAAATTGTCAACCAAAGTTACGTACCACCCCGTGTAGGAGTCAAGGGTTTTTTTTACCCCATCATTCTTCCGCGGCGATGCATCTCCGTAATGTGTCGTTTTCCCGGACCCTTGGCCCACTTGGTAAATCTTTCCGTCGAGTCTTTGATGTGGGGGAAAGCGGCGTTCGCAAGTTTGCGGAACGTCTTGTTCATGGTGATGCTCTGCTCACTGTTCGTGCGGTTCTCCCCGGTGGTCGTGGCACCGGCGCCCTCGCCGGAGAGAGCTGCCCGTGCGCGAACGTCCGGGGCTGGCCGACCCCGCTTCAAGATGATCCGCCGGGCCTCCTGCATTGCCTTGTCCACCAACTCCTGCGGGTTCCCCTTCCAGGAGTGCTTGTGCTGGAGGGCGTACCCGTTGGCGTAGTCGAGCGCCGGGTTCTGGCCCTGGTGGTCGCGGTGGTCGTACACGTCCTGATAGGTCGTGTAAAGTGCCACTTGCTGCGACCTCTCGAACTCCCGGCGCGGATCGGGGGCGTTGCGGATGTGGTTGCGCTGAAAGACCAGCCCACCGATCTCGTCCTCGATCTCGTTGGACTTCCGCTCGTAGTCATCAATGTCCGGCTGGTTCAAGCGCCTCGAGGGATCCTGAGTCGATGCGCGGGCGTTGAACTCCTGGAACATGATCTTCCGACGCCGGCGGGCATCCGCCAACCTCTGATCCACCTCACCCACCCGTGGATCTTCCTGCGGCTGCTGGGGCGGCGGTGCATGCTGCTGCAGGGTTTGGGTCAACTGCCGGTAGTGGACCAACTCCCGCTCTGCGGCCTCGGCCCGCTCCTGCGCATCCCGGAAGCGGTTCCGCTTCTTCTCGTCCCGACTGGGCTCCTCCCGGGCGGGCTCCTCGGCGTTCAGGTCGATGACCGGTGATTCCTCATCCATGGAACCCCCGGCTTCCAACTCCTGGTCGCTTTCAAGCTCCTGCGCCCGTTGTTTGACCTTGTCCACCGCAGCCCTGTTGGCGGCGCTGGCATCCCCATCATCACTTTCAAATATCGGATTTGGCATTGTTCTCGCTCCTAGTAGTCATCGCCCATCCAGGGCTTGGTTGGATTCCATTGTTTCCCGGTGGCATCGACGTAGACGTGCTGCTCAGTCTCGCCGAACTTCCTCGTCTCGATCTTGCCCTTCCCCTTGCGGAGCATGTTGGGCAAGTCTTCCGAGGCGATGATGTCTCCGTCTCTCAGCACCACAAGGTAGATCGGCACCGACTCCACGATCCCGACCGGCACGCGCCACACGGACTGGCGCACGAACGAGATGATGTGCCCCAGATCCATGCCGTTCGACCGCAGGTTGTCGAGCGCCGCAAGGCCTGCCGAGCAGATGACACCGCGAGGTGCGCCCTCCTTGTTTCGAGCGCGGGCCTCCTGGGTCATGATGATCTTGGTGCCTTCGTACCTCCCAGACTCATGCGCCTTCTCGGGCAACTGCATGACCAGGATCCGGTCATAGGCCGCCTGATGTTCAAAGGCCCCGTCCGGGATGATGTACTCCAGACGTCGTGCTTCGAGAAGCGCCGGCAGACCAAGTTTTCCAGGCTTGGCCATGCCAGCCCGGATCTTGCCCTCTGCCTGCTTGATCCGCTCCTCAAGCATGACGACCGCCTCCACGCTATCGGAGGCCATCGAGGAACCCGTCCTTTCCCATAAAGTGCAGCAAGGCGTCGCAGGTGTTCAACTCCGCAACGTAGTGGCGCACCAACGGATCTGTTGACTTCATGCACGCAGACAGGAACTCCTTGGCATCTTGCTGGAAGTTCTTCTTCAGCGCGTCCGCTGCCTGTTGCGTTCCCGGTTGTCTCTCCCATCGGTCCTGTTCGTCGGTCTGTGGTTTCTTCATGGGTTCTCGCTCCCATTGCCCCCCTCAGGAGGGACACCCTCACCCGGTGGAGGCATGGCCCCGGGTGGAGGTGGCGGCGGCAACCCAAACGGTGTGTCTGGAATTGGCGGCGCAGGTCCCAACAACTCAACCATGTCATACAGGTTTCTGGCCTCGAGGGCACGCTTCATGGCTTCGTGTTTGAACGCCAGCGCCATCCCCGGTTGGGCCATCTCGGGGTAGAGGTTTGGCATCTGCACGATCTCGTCGGCCTCGGACACTCTCTGTGACTGCGTGGCGAAGCGCAGATCTGACGAGATCTCCACCCGGTAGTCGCGCTCGTACATGTCGCGACGGACCTGCAATTCCTGTGGTCCCTTGGCCAGATCGTCGGTGATCAGAATCAACTCCTCCTCGGGGAGGTAGACCGCGTTCAACTTGGCGTTGTTCTTCAGGACCTGCTCCACGAAGTCGCCGTAGACCTGGGTGGTGCCGGCAACCTGCCTTGTGGCCTGTTCGATGCGGGATGCGATGCCGCGATAGGTTTCACCAGACTTGCCTGGCGCACCGGACATCACCTCGGGGGACTGGATGCTCGACTGCCCCCATGAGTAGGCGTATTCCAGGATCTTGACCAACTGGTCGTTGGCCGGGCCGGGTCTCAACTCCTTGATGCCTTGGGCGAGATCCTGGTTGCTCACGCCGCTGGCCTTGTTGATGCGACCCGGGGCGATGGCAAAGGGCTGGTCGAACTGGACGTTGTCGGTGGTGATGAGGCTCCAGTTGTTGCCGAGAGACGCTGAATCGGTGTACTGGCTGAGCGCAACGTTGGCCGCCCGGTTCAGGTCGGCCTGGATGCGGCCCGGTGAGATGCCGAGGTTCCCCAGCAGTGGCTCGATGCACACCGCGTGGGAGAACATCCGAATAGGCACCTTTTTGGGCTTCTTCGGCTGCTCCTGCGGGTCGTCGGGGTTGTTCATCCACGCCGGCGGGATTGGCGGCTGATCGGGCAGGGGATTGGCCTGCATCTCCATCAGAGTGGACTCGAGTTGCGCCATCTGCTCCGGTGGGAGGTTCTCGGCCTGTCCCACCTCGATCGCGGATAGCAACTCGTTTTGCTGCTGCATGGCCATCGGGATCTGCGTCCACGTCTGCTGGTCCTCCCGGTACATGCCCAGTTCCTGCATCTGGGACTCGAACCTCTGCTTGTCCTGCCAGTCGTCCTCCTCATGGATCGAGAGGTGGAGCAGGGTTTTCGACTGGTAGTCGATGATGATCTTGATGAAGCGTTCCCGGTCCTGCTTCGGAAGCCTCGACCAGCCTTCGTAGTGCAGGAGTTTGTACGGCGCGTCGGCCACCTCTACGGGCTGCACAATCCCGTTGACTTCGGAGATCGCCTCCCTGAGGCGGGACTCCGGGTCGCTCTCCCACGCCGGCGGCATCTTGTCGAGAACGTCATCGACGTTGGCCCAGCGCCCGCGTTGGTTCTCCAACTGGTACCGGTACCGGTGCATGATCTTGAAGTAGTAGGGCAGGTCGGAGTAATCCGGCATCGTGGTGACGTGGACATAGGGGGCCACGAACTCGTCCGAGGTCAGGATTTCATGCCGATTCTGGGTCCAGTCGAAACTGAAGTAGCTGTGGCATGTGACGTCGCCCGCGGTGTAGTACACCAGCATGCCGCGTGAGCCGATCTGACGGCGGAAGTCCAGGATCTGGTTTCGGATCTGCCAGTTGCCGTGACGGGACAGGATCTCGGCCACCGGCCGGTCAGCCATCGAAATGGGCTGCACACCGAACACGTTCCGCCAGTCGCCGAAAAGTTCCATCCTGCTGCGAGTCACCAGCCGGGTGATGTTTTCCAGCATCATCGGGACGTTGGGGTTGCTGGAGTTCTCGTAGGGCGGCTCCTTGGCAGGCAGCTCCCCGGCGAAGATGAGCCAGTTGGAGGCGTTCATCTCCCGGTAGGGCTCGGTCCCATCCCAGGCGTCGTCAAAGCGCCTGATCACGGTCGATGATATTTCCTCGAGATAGGAGAGGCCTATCGGATGCGTCTCGAACTTCTGGACGAGGTTCAACTCATCTTCATCGTAGGAGAAGGGCTCGATCTCCCCGTCCTCGAACCCCATGTCGAACCTCTCGGGCTCGGGCGTGTCACGGGTCTCATCCGCCGTGAACTTGATGATTGGATCTTCTCGGTCGTCCGGGTCGCGGTCGGCGTCAGCCATGGTCTATACTCCGTATCCCCACCGGGATCTGCCGCTACCATTGTTTACTATGGAGGGCGCTTGTTCCTGAAAGGTTGGCTTGGTCTTGCGCCTGGACGGGATCCCGGCAAGGCCATGGGAGGCAAAGGCACACCCGTACAAGACGGCGTCGTGCCAGTGGTCGTCACCCCCTTTGGCCGGCGCCTCGGGATTGTCTCCATCTAGTTGAATACCAGGGATGGTAGCGATTGCCCGCTCACATGTGTTGAAAAATACGATTCCAGGGGTCCGCGTCCCGCCGCCGTGGTCCTTGAGTCTCATCAGGAACTTGCCGGCGTTGCTGACCCGGGACTTCTTGTTGGCCTGCATCCATGAGATGCCGTTCTTCTGGAACATGTCTGCCTTCGAGAGGCCCCCTTCGCCGCGCTCCTCCCAAAGCTGGGTGTCGGCCGGGCCGGTGATGCCAGACCTGTCGCCCGTCCACAGACCCAGGTCCTGCTCGATCCGCTTGATGTCCTTTGAGACCTCGTTCACGTCCTTGTTCCTGAAGGACAACTCCTTGAAAACTATTACGTTCTCGTCGTAGTCCATGGCCATCCACTCGACGCATCCCCAGGTCTTGAAGCCCCAGTCCATGGTGCGCCAGATCTTGTAGTCCGACGGGATGCGGTACGGCTTGACGACGTGCAGGTTGTCGATCCAGTCCTCACCATAGTAGGACCCGGATGTGACGAACCAGTTGCCGTAGAGCATCGCCTGGCGGATGTGGGGAGGCTTGTCGAGCAACTCCTCTTCGTACTGCTTGATGAAGTCCGGGTCGGGGTTGTCGTAGAGGGTGGCGCGCAGGAAGATGCGGTCGCGGTTCACCTTCTCGCCGTTCCGGCGTATGAGGGTCTTGCGCAGGATCTTGCCGCCCTCGATGCAGGGCTCGACAAACCGGCGCCGAACCCACTGGGGATCCTTCACGTCGATGTTGATCTTCCCCTCCTTGCGGCGCACCGGGTTGCTCATGGAGCGGATGCGCAGTTGGTGCATGAGAACAGGGTCGCCCGAGCGCAGGCGTGAGTTGATGTTGTGGTACTGCTCCTCATCGAACTGAATCAGCTCGTCGTACCCGATCCAGTCGTACTGGTTCGAGTCGTACTGCATCCAGTCATCGTTGTGCAGGCAGTGCCCAAACTGGTAGCGATACCCGGACTTGAACGTCCAGATGTGCTTGGGCTCGTTCCACCGGGCGGCGGGGTCGATCTTCGGGAACAGCTTTTTCGACCTGGCGATCGTCTGCTCCAGCATCGGGAACGCCCGGCGTAGGTGGAGGGCCCAGCCCGCCGAGTCACCCCACTTGAGCGGGTACCTCTTGACCAAGGTGTGCATGTAGGGCGGGGCGTTGGGATCCGTCACCTCGCCGAGGCAGCGCCAGTGCTCAATGAGGACCCGGGGGATTGGGTCCATCAGGAGAACGAGCGACTTGCCCGGGCCTGCGCTCCCTGCCCCTAGGGCTTCGCGCAAGTCAAGATTGTGGTAACGCTGGCCCCATTCCGAGGCCTTGTACTCGTAGTTCTCGTCCAGGACGTTGGCCATCAGAACTGCGCTTTGTCACCGACCTGCACGATCTTCGCCAGGGTCCACGCGCCGGGCGCCACCATGAATTGCCACGACCCAAGTTCGCCGGCGGCAAGCACCGCCCCGTCAGCCTTGAAACTCGAGTCGAACGAGATGGTCAGCGCGCCGCCAGTCCCGTTGGACACGACCAAGGTGAACCGGCGCCCAACGGGCAGATCGGCAAGCGCCTCGGTCTTGGGGTTGTAGGACAGGGCGAGGACCGCGCCGGCCGACTGCTCAACGAACAGGGCACCGTTGACGTAGGCGTCCCATTCGTAGGCTGCAGCGGAGTTGGCAAGGTGCAGGGCGTCGGTGTCGGCCAGCAACTGGGCGAGCAACCGCTGGTTCCGGCGCAGCGGTAGCTGCACCTCCCTGTTGATAAAGTCCAGGAACCCGTCGCCCTCGGTCGCCCCAACGGGCCGAAGGCGCGAGTCTTCTGGGGGCGGTCTCACCTCTGACTACCCAAGATTGCCTCGCCGATCTGGGCCAGGGTCATCCCGCGTCCGCGAAATGCTTTGACCGCAGCGGCGCCGTACCGCTCGAAGGCTGCCTCGGCCTCGGCTTTGGACACGTCATTTGGGTAGATGCCACCGGTCGGCTTTGCCTCGGGTTCATCCGGCTCCGGGGTGTCCAAGTCCAGTTCGACCGTAGCTTCCACTGCCTCTGTCACAACAACCGCCGCTTTCTTTTTCGCCATGAAGTTCTCCTGGTGGGAAGGGTAGCCACCGCGCCTCTATTCGTCCAGCGCGTAGTCCTTCAGTGCTGTCATGATGGACCGGTAGAGCCTGAGGCGTGGCAGCGGCGACTTTGGCCCGCGGTTCATCCACGCGATGCGTTCCCTGTCCGAGAGGCTTGCCCACTCGCGCCGGGCTCTCTCGCCGTCTCCCAGAAACAGGCACAGGCGCTTGTCGGCCTCGAAGGCGACCTGGGCCACCTGGGACCGGTTCATCTTGCGCGCCTCCTTCTCTGGCAGCCAGGACTGGCCCATGGGGCGGATAAGTTCCTCGTTTGGCCGGTCCATGCGGATCATGTCCTTGCCGCCACGCCGAACGATGTACCCCAGATCCCCGGTCTTCTCATGGCGGAAGTACATCCGCTCGTACTCTGGCGGGTCGAAGTTGTCCGCGTCGAACTCGGCCGTCATCTGCTCGTCTTCAATCAGATCCATCACTCCTCAACTTTCATGACTGGGAACGCCGGCATGGGCATCAAAATCTGGATCCCGATTCCCAGCGCCCGGTCAGCGCCTTGGGAGTCCTTTGAACGATTCTTGGCCAGAGCGGCGACCGTGGCCTTGGCAATCTCGAGACCGCCCGGCATGTCCTTCTTGGCGATCCAGGCCGCACGGGCGATCCGAAACTTCCGCGAGGCTTCTTGCTCTCCCCACCGGGTGACCCACTCCGGTGGCATCACCGGGTTCTCGGGGTCGATCTCCCGCATCAGCGTCACGTCCGACAGGATGTCGAGGTTCGCTGCCAGGACCTCTTCCTCCATGTCCTGCAACTTGGCCGCCCTCTTCTCCCTTCGCGTCATGAAACGCCCGGGAGGCTTCACCAACTCGCCCACCACGGGCTCGTCCATCTCGTCCAGAAGGTCCATGCCCCTATTCTAACCCGCCGGGATGATGAGCTTGGGTTGAGACGGTTTCACGATCTCCGGGCCGTCGTGTTCTTCCATCTCGGCCACCGTGTACCCGACACCACCGATCCCGCACATATTCCTCAGAAATTCGCCGACTTTGATCCCCAGCGCCACATGCTCGGGCTTGGTCACAATGGCCCCGTTGATGGCCTGCTGTTTGGCCACCAATTCCGCCTGCATGATCATCTGCATCTGCTGCTCCCGCTCCCCGCGGGCGCGCAGCGCGTCCACCTTGTGGACATAGACGTCCTGCGACATGACAACGCGGTCGCCGGGAAGGGTCTCGATCACCTGAGCCACGATGTACTTTTTGCCCATCGGTCCAACCTACTGTGCCCGCAGTTGTGTGTCAATGGGGTTTCATTTTACCCTTGTGCCCTGGCTCCACTTGGGGTACAAGTGTGGGTACATGCCCGAATTGCTCTGCAACGTGCCGCTGGTCTCCTGCTTGCTCAGGGACGAGTACCAGTTCAACTTTGAGGCTGGCTGGAGGAGTTACACACCGTGCGCCATCGTAAGCGTCTCGAGCATCCAGGGTCGCCCAATGCTGTTCCAGTGCCTGACCAACCAGGGGGTGCTGCGCGACCACCTTCCCGTCACGGCTTTCTGCCACAAGGAAGTGGCCCTCGGGGACGAGTCGGCGCACCGCCGTGCGCTCGACCGGCTGAACTTGTGGTCGTGCTTCTCGGAGAAGGTGGCGTGTCTCTCCATCGAGTACCTGAAGAACCTCCGGTGTCGGGTGTTGTTCAAGGACAGGAGTACCGGGCCGGGCACGTATCTTTTCACGTTCGACTGGTGGGGGACGCCGATGAGTGAGGATCCCGGTGAGTCAGCCCATAAATCTGGGCACTTTATCGCCCTTGACGACGGGAACTACACCATCCAGCCCAACAACCGCATTCAGTGGTTCGAGCCGTCCTTTGTGACCCGTCCCTTCTCATGGAATGAGCGCCCGGGGTTCAAGGTGAACACCCGCCAGTGGCTGACCGAGCGATCTACCAAGATGCACACCGAGAACACCGATTCATACTGGTGCGAGTGGGAGGAAACGAAATGAAACCCGCTGAACTATACCGGGCCCTCGTAGACGCCCGCGCTGAACTGGCGCGCGGCAACGTGGAGGCATGCGACAACACATTGCTGGACATCATGGACTACCCGTGGCGGGAGATGACCGGCGAGGAGCGCGCCGAGGCGAACGCGCACGTCAAGGAGACACCATGAACACCGAACCATTTGACCGACTCGACCAATACATCGCAGAGGATCGCCTGCTGCGCGGGGACTGGACCGCAGAACGGGACGGGCGCGAAATGGCCTGCCTGCTCGCCGCGCTGTCACCAGAGGTCGCAGAAAAACGCAGCGCCGATGCTTGTCCGGCCGCGCTCATGCCCGCGTGGATGGCGAATCTGACCGTTTGGATCGACGACAATCCGAGCGCCGATCACTGGCCTGTCGTGATCCGCAGATACGCGACGGTCGTGCGGAGGTTCCCGCTGTGGTACGAGGCCGAGTGGAAGCGGCGCGGATTTCTGGTCGGCGCTGCGATCATGCGCGTCGCCCGTCACAGCGAGGCAGACGAGTGGGGGTGCCAGGCCGCGCTCGACAACATGATCGCGCTGTTCGATCGGGCGGCGAACGGTGGAGAGGTGACCCGATCTGAGTGGGACACGGCACAAGAGGTGGCAGCGAGGGCAGCGGTGGCAGCGAGGGCAGCGGAGGCAGCGGAGGCAGCGGAGGCATGGGGGGCAGCGAGGGCAGCGGTGGCAGCGGTGGCAGCGTGGGCAGCGGAGGCAGCGTGGGCAGCGGAGGCAGCGGAGGCAGCGTGGGCAGCGTGGGACACGGCACAAGCGAGGGCAGCGTGGGCAGCGTGGGTAGCGTGGGCAGAGGGGGCAGAGGGGGTAGCGTGGGCAGAGGGGGCAGAGGGGGTAGATCGCGTGTGCGATGCGATCTTGGACGCGTTGGAGACGACATGATCCGCACCGACCTGCAGGTCGCTGTCGAGTCCGCGATCGACAACGCCACGGTATCGGGCGACCAGATAGACGCGGCGATCAGGATCGTGATCGAAGCGTGCGCGGTCATGGCCGACGACTACAGCACGGAAGATGGCGATGTGCCCTCTGTGATCGCACACGACATCCGTGCGCTGATGCCGGAGGACGGGACATGATCCGCACCGAAGCCGCCATCGCCGCGCTCTGCCTCGGGGTCGTCATTGGGTTCGTCTGCGGCGCAACGCTGCAACGGACTGCGCACGTCGAACA